TGCTCAAGTATTTTATCCTCCACGAGTGCAAAGAGGCAATCGAGAATGTCGAGTTTATCCCCCTCCGAGACAAGCGCAAGTCCTCTCCGCTAGGCCCAATCCTTGACGGACAACCAAAGGCCTTCATTGAGGGAATGAAGCTTCTCGATTCTTGGAACGGAAAGCCACAAGAATGGGGACCAGATTACATCCTAGTGATCGATTCCCTATCCCGCCTCTGCGATGCAGCGTTTGACTTCCATGAGTTCATGGGCAAAGCCAAGGACCCAAGGCAAACCTTCTATCAAGCCCAACAATCCATCGAGAACGTCCTAGCTGGGCTTACTTCCGCCAGCTTTCAAACCAACATCCTAGTCCTTTGCCACGTAAACTACATGGACATGCCTGACGGAACGAAGAAAGGCTTCCCTCAAGGGGTAGGCCAAGCCCTATCCCCAAAGATTCCTCAATACTTCCCTTCCGCAGTTCTCTACACCAACAAAGGAGGCAAGCGCACAATCCAAACCAACTCCACTCCCTTGATCGATCTCGCGAACCCTGCTCCGTTTGCAATGCAACCAAGCTACCAAATCGGCACAGGGCTCGCGGAATTCTTCAAGGTTCTTCGAGAGCCCCCCAACAACCTGAAAGTGAGACGATGAAATATCGAAAGAAATCAGTTGTCATCGAAGCCATACAATGGTTACCAGACACACCGAGCCCAGCGCCTGATTGGTACATCGAAGCACTGGAGAAAGAAATCATTCAGGTTTATGATCAGTTTCTACGAATTCAAACCATGGAAGAAACCATGACCGCCAACCCAGGCGACTGGATCATCAAAGGAGTGAAAGGAGAAATCTACCCCTGCAAACCGAACATCTTCGAAGCAACCTACGAACCAGCAGAATAAGGACATAACCATGGCATCTTTTCAAGATATTCTCGACCGGCAATCCTCAGAAATCGAACGTCCCAAGCCCCTACCAACCGGAACCTACGAATGCGTCGTCAAGGGCCTTCCAAGGTTCGACAAATCCTCCAAGAAACAAACCGACTTCGTCGAGTTTACCCTTCAACCAACCGGAACCCTTGACGACGTGGATCAAGAGGCTTTGGATGAGATGGGAGGATTTGCCTCCCGGACCATTAAAGCCACATTCTATCTCACCGAAGACGCCGCTTGGCGCTTGAAGAAGTTCCTCGTCGATCTTGGGATTGATGAATCCCAAACCTTACGCCAGATGATCGATGAAGCTCCCGGCTCAAGCGTCCTCGCAACGATCAAGCATCGGGCCAGCGAGGATGGGCAGTCAATCTTTGGAGAGATTGGTGGAACTGCAAAGGTTGGAGAGTAGCCAATGCCCTGGGAACTAGTCATAATGCTATTGGTCATCGCAATGATGGGATTATTGCCTTGGCTTTTGGCCAAATGGAGGTAGAAATGAGACTAACTCTTTGCGGCAGTCGCAAGTTCGAGCCCCGCTTTCATGAGTGGAGCACGAAGCTGGGTCTAGCTGGCCATGTCGTATACGGCTTAGCTGTATATAACTCATTAGAGGAGGGTAATGGCCTTACCGAGGAGCAGAAGACAATCCTCGACCAGATCCACTTCGCTAAGATCGACAACTCAGATGGAATCGTCGTGCTAAACGAAGATGGCTATTACGGTCAGTCCACAACCAACGAAATCCGTTGGGCTAGGATGAAGGGTAAGCAGGTATATTGGACTATGCCTCTCATTATACCCATAGGCGATGCTTGGGCTGGGGTATTGGTCTAAATAAATCAGGGAGGGGCGAAGGCTCCTCCCCTTTTCGTTTGGGGAAAGCATGACCAACATTGTCTTAGTTGGAGAAAGTTATGGCGAAGAAGAAGAACGAACCCGAATCCCATTCTCCGGATCAGCTGGATACGAACTTACAAAAATGCTGGGCGAAGCTGGCATTCATCGAGCGGACACTTACATCACCAATGTGTTCAATCTCCGCCCCAAAGGAAACAAGATCGAAACTTTATGCGGACCTAAATCGCAAGCTATCCCTGGCTATCCGGCTCTTGGAAAAGGGCTATATATTCGGGCAGAGTTTGCCCCAGAACTTGAGAGATTGAGCAATGAGCTTCTCGAAGTTAATCCCAACCTGGTTGTTGCGCTGGGCAACACTGCGCTGTGGGCGCTTACTGGTCGAACGACTATATCCAAGTTTCGAGGAACTACAACTTTGTCAACTCATTGTGCGTCCGGGTTCAAGTGTTTACCGACCTACCATCCTGCTGCAATACTACGCCAGTGGGACCTGCGACCCATTGGAGTCATTGACCTTGTAAAAGCCAAACGAGAATCCGCTTTCCCAGAAATCCGCCGCCCGTTTCGCGAGGTCTGGATCGAGCCAACCTTGGAGGATATTTATGCGTTCCACAAGCGATACATCGAAGGCTGTCGAATCCTTAGCGTTGATATTGAAACGGCAGGACGAGGAATTACGTGCATTGGATTTGCTCCTAGCCCAAGACGTGCAATTGTTATCCCATTCTTTGACCCCAAAAAGCTTGGAAAAAATTATTGGCCAACTCATGAGCTTGAAAGAAGTGTGTGGAACTATATTGCAAACACTTGCAGTAATCCGCTTTTGCCAAAGCTATTCCAAAATGGACTCTACGATGTCTCCTTCCTCTATCGGGGATACGGAATCAAAGTAGCTAACGCAAGTGAGGATACGATGCTCCTCCACTATTCCCTTCAGCCCGAAAGCCTCAAGGGATTGGGGTTTTTGGGAAGTGTTTATTGCGACGAGGGAAGTTGGAAGGATATGCGGAGCAGGGGTAAGAGGACGATAAAGAGGGATGACTAATGAATCAAAACCTGAAAGAGGCAATAGAGTCAGCTTGTTCATGTAAAAGTGTTGGTTTATCCTCGTTAAACAAGCCTAGAGTCAGATACCACTCACCTGATACTATACGACAAATAGTCTACGCCGTTGTACGCGAACTCCCTGATGATATGACAGCAGCTGAAATTCGCGATGAATTGGAAATATCAGAAAATCAATATGGCTAAGATAACCCAAACCAACAAAATGACTCCTGATCGCCTCAAGCCGATGGAAAGGGAATGGGTTTACAATGGACTCGACTGCCTCATCACCGCCGAGCTCCTCGACATCTTGTCGCCACAACTGGACAGCCACACTGCTAAAACGTACGCCTTCTCTAAGGCACTACAAGGTCCAGTGCTCGAAATGCGGCTACGAGGAGTATTGGTGGACCGACAACGTAAGTCGGAAGTGGTGGAACAATACTATGATCTCCTTGACCGACTCGAAGGAAACCTAGTTCGAATCGTTCACGAAGGGGTTGGGCAGTTCGGGTTCAATTGGCGAAGCAACGACCATTTAAGGGAGCTTTTCTATGATCGTCTTGGAATTCCGGTCATACACAAGCGAGGCTCAAGCAATCCTACCGTTGACCGCAACGCGTTGGAGAAGATGGAAGCCTACCTTGTGGCTCGTCCTATTATCTCACACATTAAGACTATGCGTGATATTGCTAAGAAGATCTCGGTACTTAAAACCGATATTGATCCTGACGGACGAATTCGGACCTCCTATAATATTGGAGGGACTAACACTGGTCGCTTATCTTCTTCGCTCTCCGAGTTCGGAACTGGTGGAAACCTTCAAAATATCGAAGATGCCCTCCGCTCAGTCCTAGTCGCCGACCCAGGGATGAAGATGGGATACTTCGACGCAGAGCAGGGCGAGAGCAGAGTGGTTGGAGGAATAGAATATGTTCTCTTTCATGACAGCCGTTATCTCGATGCCTGCGAGTCAGGAGATCTCCATACAACAGTGGCGAAGCTCGTATGGCCCAAACTCCTTTGGACAGGAGATCCTAGACTTGATAAGGCTCTGGCCGAACAACCATATTACCGTCACTATTCACGACGGTTCATGTGTAAGAAGATTGGTCATGGAACCAACTATGCCGGCAAGCCCAGAACCCTTGCTAGTCAAGCTAAAGTAGACGTGGAGTTGATTGAGGAGTTTCAACCAATCTACTTCAAAGCCTTTCCCTCCCACTTAAGGTGGCATGCATGGGTAGAGAGTAAGCTCCTTAAAGATGGATTTCTTATTAATCTAACTGGGCGAAAGCGCCAATTCTGGGGTAGGCGAAACGATCCAGAGACCGTAAGAGAGGCAATTGCCTTTGACCCCCAGGGCTCCCTTGCTGATATTGTTAACCAAGGAATGCTCCAGGTCTGGAAGGAAAGAGATTGCCAGCTCTTGATGCAAATCCACGACGCGATAGTTGTCCAATACCCGGAGGAAAGGGAGGACGAGATTGTATCAAAGATCATTAAGCAATTGAATTATCCCGTTCAGATTGGGAATCGCGAGCTTATCATTCCCTACGGATGCAAAACTGGATGGAACTTTGGAGAAGCAAGTGACACGAATCCCTCAGGGCTCAAATCCTATTTTGAACAAGACAAACGGAAGCGCCCAGAGGAAGTGCCGCTCTTGGATCAAGTCCTTCGTTGAGTGGACAGACAACATCGAGACGTCGGAGATTTATCGCACATGGGCAGGGATAGTGACGATAGCGAGTGTGCTAGAGCAGCGATGCTTTATGGTGACAAGTTCACCGTTGTTTCCCAATCTCTATGTCTTTCTTGTGGGACCACCTGGGATTGGAAAGTCAAACACCATAAAGGCTGCTGGACGTTTCTTGCGGAAGCTACCAGAGTTCAAGATTGCCCCAACGAGTACAACTGGAGCTTCGCTCGTAGATGCCCTCGCTGCCGCGAACAAGAGAATAATCCTCCATCCCGAGCCGCCGATTGAGTACAACTCAATGCTTCTTCTCCCGGATGAACTAGGAGCCTTACTCAATGACTATGACAATGCACTTGTTGCAAATCTTACTACTTTCTACGACGTTACAGTTCCTTACAGCCAAACTAGAAGAGGAGCGGGAATTAGTATCTCTATTCCTAATCCTCAGCTTTCCATCTTGGCTGGAGACACTACCTCCCATCTCCATGATCTACTCCCTAGTGGAGCTTGGGATCAAGGCTTTATGTCCAGAACAATCATGATCTTTGCTGACGATCGACCATTCCAGGAGGACCTGTTCAATATCCCAGTGAAGGACTCAAGCAACGATCTAATGCATGACCTAACTGCCATCTACGCCCTCAAGGGCCAGTTCGAGATCGATGAAGAGTATCGAAATCAGATCAATGCTTGGAGATCTGGGGGGCTTCGCCCAGTCCCAAACCATCCCAAGCTTCAGCACTATAACTCTAGGCGTTTGGCCCACGTGTTGAAGCTATCTATGGTCTCTTCGGCTGATCGGGAAGACACTTTAAGGATCACTATTCAGGATTTCAACCGGGCTTTCGCTTGGCTGACCCAAGCCGAGAGCCAAATGCCTTACATCTTTGCCGCGAGGGTTAACCTCGATTCAAGAGCAATGGACGAAATTGCACACTTCATTAGGGAAAAGGATGAACCAAATGAAACCAAAGTTGTTCGGTTCGCCTGCGAACGACTCCCGGTTCATGTGGTTAGCAAAACGTTGGATTTGATGATGAGTTCGGGAATGATTAAGGTAAGCAAGGTCGATCGACAGGGCCTGCGATACTTTAAGGCCCTTTTGGCCTAACCCAAGATTTGATTTCGTTCACGGAGTTATGAATTTCGTCCACCTTAGTCTCGAGTCGAATAATCTTCTCGCCTTGTGGAACCATCAATATCATTTGCTTTTCTAGCTGCTCAACACGATTATTAAACCCTCCAACCCAATAGGCAAAGATTACAATCTGAATCGTCATGGCTGTAATCAGAGCTATAGGAACCCTCTTATCAAGATGCCAACGATTATTGTATTCTCGGTGATCACTCATTGCCTCCTTCGCTTTCCTGGTAGAGCCCGCTCAATCAAATCCGGACCAGATTTAGCCTGCTCATCCCCCTTGCTCAGCCCTCGCCATAGGGACTTTAGATCTTTGGGCGGTCGCTGCTTCCCTGTTTTGAGGTCATAGAGAAACTCTGCAAGGTTTCCTATTTGAGCATTAGCAAGGCCAAAAACAGCCCCAATAGCTACCATCGCATGCTTGATGGTCTTCCCTGCATGGGCCTTGTCAAAGCCAAGGTCTTTCTTGTATAGATCCCGAGCCAAGTCGGTGAATTCCTTCGGCAAGGTGCTTGCAAGCCCAAAGGTCCCATCCTTTGCCTCTAAGGCCGCGTTGACGAAGTCTCTTACCCCAATCCAAGAGCTAGAAGCTCCACGAATCAATCCCTTAGCAGCTTTCTTGGCCCATGACTCTCTCTCGTCGTTGGTTAGAGGAGTAACGAGCTCTTCCACAATCGCAGGAAAGATTACATAAGAGAACAAGCCAGCAGCAAGGGATGGGACTTTGCTCATTGCTTCCTCAACCTCCCCCTTGGTCGCAAGCCCAGCAGCCTCTTTGGCCTTCCACGCCAGCTCGTACTGGCGGTTAGCGATGTGGTTAAAAAATCCATAAAGGCTCGCGGCCCACGGATATCTTCGCATAAGCTCCGGACGGTTAGTTATCGCAGAACTCCCATGGGCTCGGCGAACTGCTCGGTCTGCCGCGTAGATGGAATCACCTTCGCTCCTTCCGGCCTCGATTTGCTTCTTAAACTCAGCGAGCCAAGTTGGTCGTGCGGAAAGCATGTCACCGAATGCCACCGGAGCCGTTCCAGCGTGGAGGAGGGTATCTCTCCATGATCGAGCGTCCAAGACTTTCTCTTGCGCACCGGAGACCTGCTCAACAAAGTTCTGCGACCTTCGCTGAATCTCCTCGCTCTTATCATAAGCAAACTCCCAATTGGTTTGGGTATCAGAGAAGTCCCGTCGGAACAGGCTTTGAACCGCTTCACTAAACTCCCTTGGCCCAACCTCTGTAAAGGAGTTCATCGCTGCTGAAAGAGTGTGCTTTTCAATGGTTCTAGGATTAAATCCAACCAGAGTCCCAACCACATTCTGTCTAAAGAACTCCGACCACTTAGACCAAGTAGCATCCGCAGTGGACTTCCCGTTAGAGGAGTTTGCCACGTCCTTGAGCCAAGGGATTAGAGTATCGCCATATTCCTTCCCCTGGAACTTGGTCACAGCGTTGATGAAGTCACGATCGTAGAACACCTTACTTGCGTTCATCACCGCATCCCTGAACGCTATGTCGTGAATCTCCTGCATTAACCTTCCAGGGATCGCATCGAGATCAAGACTAATCGGCGCGGTATGATCGGTTCGGTCCTTAGTGTAGCCCTTAGCCGTGCCAGCTCGGACATAGACATCGTGAAATAAGGGCTCACCCATACTCTTCTTCTCAAGGCCAGAGGAGAAGGTTGGGTCTTTGATAATGGGCCAATACCATCCTGGGTACTGGCCATGAGGCGAATCAATTGGAAGTATTGGAATGCTCTCAGGGGCTACCCCAGACCTTTGCCTTGCAGCCGTATCAGATAGCACTTTGAGATTCTTAAAGATGTCTCCATAAGCCTGTGCCCAATTCCAGTCCTTTTTAGTCGCATAGCGATCAAGCCAATCCATTACCTGCTCTGGCTTAATCCCATATCCATCCGCTAATCGCTTGAGGTTACCCTCATTCCCCGCGTTAAGTAAAACCACTCGAAGGCTCTGCCTAGTCATAGCCTTTGGAGTAGCGTTGTCCCAATCCATTGCTCCAGCATCTTCTGGGGTGGGCTTATAGGCAGATATAGGGTCGCGAAAGATCGTATTCGGGATTACCTCTTTGAGGTTGACCTTGTCATGGAG